TCAAGCCTACGCAGACGTGGGTGGTGTGGCGACGATTTGCTACGGCCACACGCACGGAGTTTATCCCGGCATGACAGCGACGCAGGCCGAGTGCAAAGCGTGGCTGACGGCCGACATGGCGAACAGCGAGCGTTACGTGCGCTCGGTAGTGGGTAAGCAGCCCGATACCCGAATCGCTGCGCTGACGGACGCTTGCTACAACCTTGGGCAGTCGGGATGCCGGAAGATTCTGGACCGCATTGCGGCGGGGAACGTTCGCGGCGGCTGTGCAAGCTTGCTGCGGTATGACAAGGCCGCCGGCCAAGTCTTGCCGGGCTTGGTGCAACGTCGTCGCGCGGAGTACGAACTGTGCCTTCAGTGACCACATGGCTCTACAGAATCGCGGGCAGCATCCTGATTGTTGCGCTGCTTGTCGGCGGATCGTACTGGAAGGGCTACAAGCACGGCGAAGCGTCGATGCGCACGAAATACGAAGCACTGGTGGCGCAGTACACCGCAGCCAGCGCGAAGGCCGAGCAACAGGCCAAGGACGAACAAGCCCAAGCCGATGCTGCGGCATTGGCCGAACAGGTGGCAATGACGACGCGGGCACAAGCCGCGGCCAAGCTGGCGCATGAAACCGCAAGCCAAGCCCAGGCATCCGCGGACAAGGCGCGTCATGCGCTGGAGGTGAGTCATGATCCGGATGTTGTGCGTTGGCGCAATGCTGCTTTGCCTCGCGGGGTGCGCGACATCGCCGCTGGCAGTGCCGGCCAAGCCGGTGATCGTGACCCGAACGCAATACGTCGCGATCCCTGAAGGCTTGACACGACCATGTTCGCAACCGCAGCCCATTGGTTCCACGAACGGATCGCTGCTGGACGCCTACTTGCAAGACAAGTCCGCGCTGATCGCATGCGGAGCAAGCGTGAACGCAATCCGGAAGTTAAAGCCGTGAAGGCGTTCGAGAAAACGGACGAAGCGTCGGCGAAGCTGCTGAAGGAATACCAAGCGCAGGGGTGCATCGGGATTGTTGTGCGGGCACTTCCGGATGGAAGTGTCTCGGCGATCTTTCCGCATACCGATCCGAAGTTGCTGGGTGCGATCTTGCGCGCTGCGGCAGACATGATCTCGGCGCCTGCCGGCACATCCATTCACTGATTACGCGTGGTTCTGAAGTGGAAACCGCTGGCATGGGCAATCCGGAAAGCACTGTACTGGTAAAGGGCAAGATGGGGCGCCCAACCCTGTACACCGAAGCGCTCGCGTTTCGTATTTGCGAGAAGGTTGCAGCGTGCGAAGCCGTCCACCAGTTCGCAGGCAAGGACGGGATTCCGAACGAAGCCACGATTTACCGCTGGCTGAATGAGCACAAGGACTTTTGCGAGAACTACACGCGTGCGCGTGAGCGGCAAGCCGACCGCATGGTTGCCGAATGCCGCGAGATCGCCGACACGGACAAGGAAAAGATGGGCGCGGTAGAGCGCGATCGTCTGCGCGTGATGGTGCGCCAGTGGGGTGCTGAACGCATGGCGCCGAAGAAATACGGGGCACGTCTCAAGCAGGAAGTGAGCGGCCCGAACGAAGGTCCAATCGAGGTAGCCGATGCATCCCGCAAACTGCTCGACCTGCTTGATAGTCGAGCGTCTGCTGGCACTTCCGCCTGAAGATCGTGCGGAAGCGATTGCGGGGCAGCCGAGCGCGCTGATTGATGAGATCGTCGGGCATTGGTGGGCGTGGGCGCGTCCTGACCAGCGATTGCCCGATGGCGACTGGACGTACTGGCTGATCCTTGCTGGCCGCGGGTTCGGCAAGACACGGACGGGCGCCGAAACGGTGCGGCAGTGGATAGCCGACGGTTTCCAGTATGTGAACCTGATCGGCGCTACCGCAGATGATGCGCGAGACATCATGGTGCAGGGCGAAAGCGGCATTCTGGCGGTTTGCCCACGTCGTGAACGCCCGGAATACAAGCCGAGTCAGCGGTGCCTCATTTGGCCGAATGGGGCCAAGTCGCTGATCTTCACTGCCGACGAGCCGGAACGTCTGCGCGGCAAGCAGCACGAAAAGCTGTGGGCCGACGAGTTGGCCGCATGGCGCTATGCCGAGTCTTGGGATCAGGCCAAGTTCGGCCTGCGTCTTGGCGTTAAACCTCAAGCCATTGCGACGACGACACCGCGCCCAACGGCGATGGTGAAGACGCTGCTTGCGGATGAGGCCACGCACGTCACGCGCGGCAACACCGCCGACAACCGGGCGAACCTGGCGCCGTCGTTCTTTGACGCGATCCTGAAGCGGTATGAGGGCACAAGGCTCGGCCGGCAGGAGATCGACGGCGAGTTGCTGGATGACAACCCGAACGCCTTGTTTGCGCTGGCGGACATCGAGCGTGCGCGGGTTCGGGTAGCGCCGGAGTTGCAGCGGATCGTGGTGGCAATCGACCCGGCTGCGACCAGTGGCGAGGAATCGGACGAAACCGGCATCACGGTCGCTGGGGTGAATGGCGATCACGGGTACGTATTGGCCGATCGCACTTTGCGCGCGTCGCCAGAAAAGTGGGCACGGAAGGCCATCGAGGCGTATTACGAGTTCAAGGCTGACCGGATCGTTGCCGAATCGAACAACGGCGGCGAGATGGTGGCGAGCGTCATTCGCTCGGCGGATGCGAACGTGCCGGTGAAGCTGGTCACGGCCAGCCGCGGCAAGGCGATCCGTGCTGAACCGGTAAGTGCGCTGTACGAACAGGGGCGAGTCCACCACGTCGGGACATTCCCGGCGCTGGAAGACCAGATGGCGCAGTTCGACCCGTCCGAAACGTCGCAAAGGTCGCCTGACCGCATGGACGCGCTGGTGTGGGGCATTACCGAGTTGATGTGCACCAACCGCAGCACCGGAATCCTGGATTACCTGACCGCCGAGCATGAGCGCTTGGCGGCGAAACGAGAGACAGATACCCATGGCGCGACCTTCAGGCGGGACTGAAATGCCCCTTGAGGGGATGGTGCAGCGGGTGAAGCGCGGGATTCTCTACGCCTTCACCGGCAAGGATGACTGGTTCGGGCCGGGACAGCCGGTTGCACCGGGCGCGCCTGTAGAGGTCGAAGGTCGGCAGTTCCAGATGCCGATCAGCACGAACACGCTGATCCAGACCAAGACCGAGGGCATACGGTTCAGCCAGTTGCGCATGATGGCCGACACTACGGACATCATCCGGTTGCTGATCGAGGAACGGAAAGACCAGCTTTGCGCGCTGGACTGGACGATCCACAAGAAGGGCGATGACATCCGTGGGCGTGGCAAGCCCGTACAGGACACCAAGTCGCACGCGATCGAGGCGTTCTTGTGCTCGCCCGACCAGACGCAGCCGTGGCATTCGTGGCTGCGCATGCTTCTGGAAGACATGTATGTGCTGGACGCTGCCAGCCTGTACGTGCAGCGCACCAAGGGTGGCAAGCTGTACGCGCTGCGGCCGATCGACGGCGCCACGATCAAGCGAATCATCGACGGGCACGGCTGGACGCCTGCACCGCCGCTGCCTGCGTACCAGCAGATTCTGAACGGAATCGCGGCATCGGACTACACCACCGACGACCTTCTGTACCTGCCGCGCAACGTGCGCGCGAACCGGATTTACGGCCTGTCGCACGTCGAGCAGATCATCGTGATGGCCAAGACGTGGCTGGCGCGTCAGGCATCGAACCTCGAATACTACGACAAGGGCAGCGTGCCGGACGGGTTTCTGTCGGCATCCAAGGATTGGGGCGCGCAGGAGATCAAGAAATTCCAGGACCTGTTCGACGAGCAGCTTTCAGGGCAGTTGGGCGAGCGGCGCAAGATCAAGGTCACGCCGAGCGATTCAAAGTTCACCGCGACCAAGGAACCGGCGCTCAAGTCCGACTATGACGAATGGCTGGTGCGCATCGCGTGTTTCTGCTTCAGCGTGCCGCCGATCCCGTTCATCAAGGAGATGACGCGGGCAACCGCAGATCAGTCGGCCTCGCAATCGCAGTCGGGCGGATTGGAGTTCGACCGCCGTTGGGTCGAGCGCGTGATGAACGGCATCATCGCGACGCAGCTTGAATCACCGGACTACGAATTCTCGTTTCAGGACCGTGAATCATCCGATCCGCTGGAACGCGCGCAGATCGATCAGATTTACGTGACCGCCGGCGTGTTGCTGCCCGACGAAGTGCGCGGCGACTTGGGGTTGGCACCGCTGCCGAAGGTTGAGGCTGACCCGAACGCCGATCCGAACGCACAGCCGCCGAAACCGGGTCAGCAACAGGACGACGCCGCGAAGCCACCGAAACCTGGCGTCGAGGCAATGGCGCACGACCACCTGAACAAGGCGGCCGAACCCCTGACCGCGCCGATGCAGAAGGTCAAGGATGCGTTCGTGGTGGCGCTGGGTGAAGTGCGTGATGCCGTGGTGAACGCGGCCAACGGCGTGACCAAGGCGGCAGGCGGCGATGGTGGCAAGGATGTCCCCAAGAAAGGCGACGAGTGGTGGCTGATGCTCGCGGACCGGGTGGACCTGTCGGGCCTGTCACTGGCATGGGATGACTATTCAGACACGCTGGTCGCGGAAGCGCCCAACGGCGCGAAAGAGACCATCGCGCGATTGGTGCGAACTGATCCGAAGTTGGACTTGTCGTCACTGTTCGGCGTCGACCAGCAAGCGGTGGCATGGGCGAACCAGCACGCGGTCGAGATGCTGACCCGTGATGGCAATGGCGGCAAGATCGCGCAGGCGACCCGCGACATGCTGCGGCAGGCACTGGCGACGGCTGTGGAGCATGGTGATACCGACAAGCAGATCACCAAGATGCTGCAGACGGCCTATGCGTTCAGCGATGACCGTGCGGAGTTGATCGCGCGCACCGAAGTACGCGATGCGCAAGGCGCGGGCGGGTTGATCGGTGCCAAGGCGGTCGGCATGACTGAAAAGCGCTGGCTCCTGTCGAACGATGAAGGCATCTGCCCCTTGTGCGAAGCGAATGCCGCGCAGGGCTGGGTGGCTATTGGCAGTGCGTTCGCGTCTGGCGCGGAGCATCCGTTGCAGCACCCGCGCTGCCGTTGTGATGCTGCGTACCGCAGCGAATAAGAGGATTGAACATGCAGATTTTCGCGCGCATCACCAAGGTTGACGAATCCGCGCACACCGTCGAGGGCGTGATTGCCGACGAAACGCCGGACCGTTCGGACGAGATATTCGACTACGCGGCATCAAAGCCGCACTTCCAGGCATGGTCGGAGGGCATTGCCAAGGCCACCGATGGCAAGAATCTAGGCAACGTGCGCGTGATGCACGGCAATACCGTGGCGGGCGTCACCAAGGCCATCGATTTCGATGATGCAGCCAAGGCCATCACGGTCAAGGCGCACATCGTGGATGACAACGAGTGGAAGAAGACGCTCGCGGGGTGCTACACGGGGTTCAGCATCGGGGGCCGTTACGAAAAGAAATGGGACGATGGCGACCTGAAGCGCTACGCCGCGATCCCGAGCGAGTATTCGCTGGTGGACCTGCCGTGCAATCCATCCGCGCAATTCACCGTCGTGAAGTTGGACGGTAGCGAGGAACTGCGCAAATTCGAATCCACCACTGACAGCGAAGCGCTGGCGAAGTGGTACGCC